GTCTAATAGATAAAACTTGTTGACTAGCTTCTTCTACAGTAACTATGTAAGGTAATTTTATTCCTGTTGGATTTAACTCATCATCTTTATCTTCAAAACCTTCTAAATCTAAATTAACATGACACTCAAGTAATGTATAAATATCTTCTTGCTTTCCAGTTTTTTTAGTTCCAGAAAGTTCTCGTTCTTTTTTAGTTAGTTCATCATTTTGATTTACACCTGGTGGTCCAAGTTCTACATCAGAATAAAAACCACCCACTTGTTGTTTTCGTAAATCATTTTCAGAAATTTTTATTGTATGGATAATTGTCTCCGCATCGTCTAATGAGGTAGCCGTATACGGAACAATTAAATCCTCGGCAGGTATAAATTTACTTACCGCTCTTCCCAACAAATCATCATAATAAACTTTTTTAAATGTAGAACCTGCAAGTGGTAAATGAAATAACATTTGATCAAACTCTGGTTCATACTCTTCCATCTTCTCCATCAACTCGTAGTTCATGTAATCTTTTACACGTTGTGACTGTGCTTCTTTTGCAGGATCTGGTTTACCTACTATTTGAGTTCTAACAGGACCTTCTGCTGGTAATAATTCTTTGTATGCGCCAGCTTGAAACTGAGTAACAGCTTCTGCAAGAACAGGGTGTGTTGCACCACTAGCTCCTTGAAAAGGTTCTGTTCTATTTTCGTATTTAAATCCTAACAGATCTAAACCTTGTATGTATGATTGCTCCCAGTCTTTTCTAGATGTTTTATATTCTTTGTAATTGCCAACTAGTTCTAGTCCAATTGGTTTTAAAACTTCTTCTGGTAATAATTCTGCTAAGTTATCAAAGTGCCCTGGTTGACCTTCTATGTTTACTTTACTTGGATCAAAATTTACTTCGACACTTCCATCTTCTAATGGTGTTACATCTACACCAGGATCTTGTGCCTCTACGGCTTTTTCCTGTTCAATTTCTATTTCTTCTTGAGGGTTAACCTCTATTGATGTTTTTACGTTTGGTAACGTTTTGTCTATATCTGCCATTTATATTCTCCGGAGTTGTTATCTTAACCTGTTTTAAGGGAACATTCAAGCCCTGTGGATTAGGCCCTCTTTTAGGTGGTATTGTTCTAGTCAATTTTTTTAATGTCATTTATCAGTAATTGTTTAATATTGTCTGGGAAAGCATCAACGTTATAGCCAGCATTTTCTAATTCAGATATTTTTAATTTATTTGGACCAAGTAGTTCTATAATGTCTTCAATAGAATCTAAACCAGGTTCCGTATCTTTCATTTTTCCGTCTTCGTCAGGTTTTGCTGTAAACTCTTCATATTCATCTTTTGATACATAATATTTACCATCTTTTCCTAGGACAGGTTCACCTGGTTTGTATGAAATTAATTCATCAGACATGACACCACTATACATTTTATCATTAGGCCCCGCAAATTCACCTTCTGTTGATTTCGTAATAGTTATTTCACCTGTTGACATATTTTCTCTCATGTCATAACCACCATAAGTCATGTTGTTCTCGACTCTTGGATCGTATTCTGGTTCTAATTTTTTACCGTTTCTTTTAATTTTTTCTACTAGTTGGAAAAAATATGGAGGCACGCCACCACCTGTTGTTGCAGCTTTCTCAGCAACTTTTTCTGTAACCTTAGCTGTTCTTGCAAACTCATCTCCAAACCCTAACATTTTAGCAACAGCTAAACTTACTGTTGCTCCTGAAGCAGCTAAAAATTCTCTTCTGGTCATTCCTCTATTGGCTAAAGTTTGATCAACTTCTTTTATTAAAAGTTTTTCTGTAGTTCTATCTACAGGTAAATTTTTAGCTCGAGCATATGCTTGTATTAATTTAAGACCAGGAAATATTGGAGCTACTACTTCTGCACCAAGACCTACAGTATCTGCTAAAACTTTAGGACCAACTGTTGATCCTCTGTCTTTTTGTTTTTGTTCTTCTTCTTTAATTAATTTATCAAGTCCTATTTTTTTCTCCACTGCTGTTGGAGTTATGTTGTTTAAAAACTCTGTGAATATTCCTGTGCCCTCAATACTTGATGGAAAATAAGGTATTAACTCATCATAGTCTTGAATATATCCTGACCCAGTTCCTTCAATTTTTTTAAATGCAGGTTTTGTTAATAAGTCGTTAATTAATTTTCCTGTTGCTGGTAATATTCTTGCACCAAACTCACCAATACGAATACCAGATCTAAGAAGCACATCTGCATAGTATGGAATGTTTCGTGGATCAATTATGTCATTGATTAATTCAATCGGGTTAGCTGTTTCTTTGTACGTGGACAACTGTGGTATTTCTGCGTTCTCGTTTGTAAGTAAATATTCTAGCTCTGCTGCAAAGTTGTCATCGGCCCCTACTGCACCGCCGTTGCCAAAGTCAGTTCTTGGTAGTGGAGTAATATTAACACCACCCCCTGATTTAAAACCAACACCTTTTTTTTCTGCTATTCCAATAGTTGGTACTGACGCTTTTTCTGATCGGTATGAACCAAATTGTAATGCCTCTGTAATTTCATTAATTATATCCTTATCAAAACCGGCAGATGTATAAAATGAAGTTAATTGTTCTATCTTTTGATCTAAAACTCTTTGACCAAATTCTATTTTTTCTTTGTCATTTAAATCATCATATTTAATCGCATTTGGATTAATTAAATCAACATTACCCATAATAAATCTAGGATCGACTTCAGACATATCTATATTAAAATTATCTGCTGTAATTTTTTCACCTATTTTTGGGTTATTAAACACAAGTTTTCCAAAAGTATTTTCTTCAACAAAGTTGCCATCATAAAGCTCATCTTTAATATTTTTTAATTTACCTGGTAATGATTCAAAATATTTTACTATGCCCTCTGCTGCTTTATCTATTTCTGCTGCGTTTTTTTCTGTTTTAGTTTTACCAAAATATTTATCTAGTGTTTGTAAATGAGTTAACAGTCCCCCTTGCGTGTCTCTTAACAAATCTCTATTGACTTCAGAAAATTGCCAAGTCATGTTTTGAATACTAAATAATTTATTTTTAATATCTTTATTTTTTAAAAATTTTACATCTTTAATAAAATTAACAGGAACAGGATTATGTCCTGCCTCTGCCGTAGAGTTTGGTATGTAAGCTCTTTCATCTTTAAAAGGAAGTAAATTTTTACGCATGTTTTTATTTAAGTCATACATAAACTTAACTAAGCCCTTGTCTGTTTGAAGTCTGTATTTCATTTTATCTTTAGAAGTTTGTCTTAAATTTTCACTTGTAGATCTAGCTTCGTAATTAGTTAATTTATTTGTAGAATAATCTTTTATTGTTTTAACAACATCGTTAATTTTATAACCCATTTTACCACCAGGTAATTCTGAAGCTACTAAACCTTGATCTTTTAATATTTCAAAGAAAAAATTATTTTTTCTTCTATTAGTTGTATCAAGACCAAGAATATCTTGTAATTCTAATCTGTTATAAATTTTATTTTTATCAAGTTTTAATTCTTTAATTCTACTATCAATAGAGGTTGGATCTCTTTTTAAAGTGTTAGTTAAAACATTAAGATCAATTGGATTATTTATTTTTGGAATATTTGATGTTAAAGCTTTTCCTGCTCTATCAAACGTAAAACCTTTTCTTTCACCAGCTTGTGTTATTTGTTGATAAACATTATGTAATTCTTTACCTGTAGAACCTGTTAATTCAGAAATAGCTTTTTTTAAATTACCCGCGTGATTATCTAAAGAATATTTATTTATATTTTCAAAAAATCCTTCTTTGTCATATTCTCTATTTTTTACAGATTCTTTTAATAATTCTAAACTTAATTCTGTAAAATCTGGTCCTTCCGGCGGCTGTTGATCTGGAGTTTTATCATCAGAAGGAATAATATCTTTTTGATCTTTATCTTTATCTTTACTAAAAAATATATCTTTTAATCTTAGACCACCAAGAGTTAATCCTGCTGGGAGAACAATACCCCCAGGAACATCAATTGGTTTAAATTCTTGAGACATAAAATTAACATTTTGTTCTGGAAACAAAGGATTAAGAGTTTTAACGTTTGTTCCCATGTTCTGATTAATTCTACCACCCTCTGCTTTTTTCTCAGGGTATTCTCGATTAAATCTGTTAAACATTTCTATCTCTTTAACGTCCGGTCTTTCTGGTGGTTGTGGTGCTTCACTTGCTTTAAATACACCAGGTATGTCTAGAAGTTTTTGAAACTCATCATCGTTTAACGCAAACTTATTACCAAGACTTGTGTCTTCGTCATCGATCAATGTATTTGTTATTGGATCAAATGTGTAAGCCAACGATGCCTCCTTCTGCGTTTAAATCTTTAAATGGTAAGACCTTACCTTCTGTTACTACTTTAGGTTTATCTTTTATATATTGTTTATAATCATCAACAGATATTCTTTGCAATGCTTTTTCTAATGCAGATATATTTTCACCATGGTACACGATTCTTTCCATTCTCATTTCTGGATTGTCAACACCGTAGTAACCCCGGCTTGCTTCATCGTTTGGATTTTTGTATCTGTTAAACACATCTATCTCATCAGCAAGTTCTGCTTTTATTTCAACAGGGTGCATGTAGTCCAAAGCTTCTGTCGGTCCTTCTCGTTTGATAGGTTGTATATTATTTCGTTTTAACCAATCAAACACAGACTCATTGTTGTTGTAATCCCAGTTTTTCATCTTTTCAAAAACATTGTCGCCAAAGTGGTAACGCCAAATTCTTACAGGATCTGGTGCAAAATATTTACCACCGCCCCACTGATGTTTACCTTGTTTTAAATTTTGATATAAAGTTTCATCCATTTTAATAATTCCTTCTTCATGTAGTTTTGGTAAATTATAACTACCTAATCCTCGCCAAGTTGCAGATCCTTCTTTGTATCCTTTACCGTAGTACAATCGAGCTAAATGATCTTTTCTTTCTTGTGGTATTTCATCGTAAGATAAAAATATATTTTCTTGGTCTTTTTTAATTTGATCCATTTTTTTCTTTGCGTCTTCTGTAGTTCTAAAAAATCTTTCAAACGCTTCATTAAGAGACAAGTCTTCCAACGGCTTATTATCAACATAATCTTTGTTGTAAATTTCTTCTGGTTTTTTACCTTCGTCAATAATGCCTTTTTCTAATTTTTTCTTTTCTGCTGAAACTCTTTTTAAAACACCAAGATTATAATACAGGTTATCTTTTTGCACCTGTGTTAATCTTATGTTTGGGTTTTCTTTTAAAAATTTAATTGTTTTGTTAAAACTATTCGTAAGATCAGTTTCATAATCTACAATGTAACTATATCGTTTGTCTCTACCAACATTTTGTATCAAAAACGGTTTAAATCTACTGGCATCGGTAACCCTAGAGCCGACAAGAGTTAAATCACCTAACTGTGTTTTGGTTAAGGGTTGACCCATAAACTGAACGTTAACTGGCACATCTGCAATCCCACCCTTTGGTTGTGGTCGTTTTTGCATCAACTCCATTATAAGTTTAATTATTTCATCCATTAATAGTACACTCGCTTACGTTTTGTAGTTTCTTCATCAACATAGTCTTCTGGGTGTTGTAAGAAGCCACCTTGTCTAAATCGCATGAGAGCTTGTGTCGTAGAGTCGACAAGGTCATCATGATCGCCATAGGGGAATGCAGCACATTCTTCTATGACTTCGTCCGCGAACTTTTGCTCGGGAGCCCATATCATACCAGATTCAAATAAAGGTGCAACAGAATTGACCCTTGCATGCTTGTCATTTCCTTTGCTTGGTGTAAAGTTTGTAACCGGTATATTCATCTTCCGGAGTTCATATGTCAAGGGTAAACCACTAGCTTTTGCCTCAACAATGACAGATTCAGGTTTCCAATACTCGTATTGTTCAAGAGCCAAGCGCCTTAGCTCTGGAAACTCATACCGACCTTTGATTGCATCAACCAATATTAAATTAGCACCTGAGTCTTCATTAGGGTAAAACACACCCCAGGTAGTAATCGCTGAGTAATCCGCTGTTTCTTTTTTCAAAAAAGCTGTATCATAACTTTGTATCACATGATGTAGTTGTGGTATTTCTTCACCAGTATAAGTTTTCCACCACTCACGTTTTAATATGGCTCCTTCTTCAGCTGTTGGATTTTGCATCCACTGTGCATTCCATTTACCAGCGGGCAGTGTTGCTTGTACCTTCTCAAGCTCATCTAACTTCCAATACTCTGGCCAAACAGGTTTCGCGTTCCGTGATCCATGGTCCATGATTGCTGGAAACTCGACCACGTGCCACTGATCAGCCTTAGGTTCTGATTGGTTCTTAACCAACATCCCTGTTAAATCTTTTGTAGTCCAACGAGTCATGACTAAAACAATTTTACCACCAGGTTGTAAACGTTGCCTAGGTCCTGATGTATACCACTCGTAAGCGTTCTCCATGGCTGTAGGAGATAATGCATCTTGCTCTGAGTGTGGGTCGTCAATGATTAGAAGGTCAGCACCCCGTCCGGTGATGGCACCGCCGACACCCGCTGCAAAGTATTCTCCGCCTTGTGCTGTTTCCCACCTACCTGCGGCTTTGCTATCTTCTTGTAGAGTTGTTTTAAAAATTTTAGAATAATCTTCTGAGTCGATTAGGTTCTTTGCTTTACGTCCGAACCTTACGGCTAGTTCTGCCGTGTGGGTTGCTTGAATAATCTTGAGCTTAGGATCACGGCCCACCATCCATGCTGGTAGCAAGTAAGATGCAAATTCAGATTTTGTATGCCTAGGAGGCATATTAATGATCAATCGATTTATTTCACCCGATGCTAATTTATTAAATTTATCTGCTATGTGTCTATGATGGGACCCCTCTACAAAATCTGGCCACACACATTTTACAAAAGACAGAAAGTCATTCTTAGCTTTATTCTGTATCTTTTTTTCAGCATGTAACACTTGAAGTTGCTTGAAGGTCTTTCTAACATCAGCAGGTAATTTATCTATATTTACCTTATTCAAGTCCATGGTACCAATATGTTTTCAGTATACACGAATGTGTAAATTAAGCAATACAACCTAGAGTAGTGGGACCCCTTTTTACGTAAAAAGGGGGTGGGGGTCTTATTTATTTATGATATTTGGATTTGGTTCGGGACCCCTCGGCGCGTTAGCGCCGAGGGTTTCTGTTTAGGCAGCCCAATTCTTTAGGGCTTGCTTCTTAATTAAGATTGCAGGACCAACAACAAAGTCTTTACGACCTGTAATGTAGTTGTCGTTATCAAATGTTGCTCTCCACAATGCTGTAGCTTCTGGGTTTAATGGTAAACCAATTAGCTTACCTTCTTCATTGATAATAAGATAATCTCCATTAGGGAAAGAGATACCTTCAACGTAACCACCAACAAACTCTTGCGCTTCTTTGAGTGTTGGCTCGTTCTTTACATCATCAACTATTTTAAACTCAGCTGCTGTTGTGTTTATCGTGTCTTTCATATCTTGGATAATATAGGATAGGTCAAGCATTGTCAACTACATTTATTTCTGTTGTTGTATAATTTCCATTCCAACCCTGTCGCACTTCTTTGGTTACTTCTACTCTTGTTTCAAGAGGCGCGGTCCTTGGGTGTAGTCTAATAAACTCGTCCCAATGTGCGTGCATGAAATCAGTCCAACAGCCTTGACTACAAAAATGGGACCAGACTGTATTACTATTCCAATTATTGTGAGAGATCTTTCTGGTCCTTAAAACTTTATGACCTTTAATCCCTCTTATCCTGTCTTGTGTTTTATTTGTATGGCAATTCGGACCATGGCACCAATTAAAATTACTCATTTAATCTGCCCTCATGTTCTGGAAACATAAAGAACCATTTAACTGCAAAAAATCCTGCAATTATTAATCCTAAAGTCATATCGTAATGAATTGCTATAATTATACCTAAAAAGACTACTGCAAAGTGCAGTGCAAAGTAAATTGCTTTCAACATTTATACCCTCACTTTCCAACTTGTTGTTGCTGTTCTATAACCATGTGCGTCTAGGTCATAATAAACATAATAAGGTACACCTTTTTTAGATGTTCCATATCTTGATTTCTCGTCGTGCTTTC